AATATTCCAATAATAAGTGACAGAGTCATAACTACGTGGAACAATTTTATGAATACTACAGATATCCCTCAATATTTTGAAAAAATGGATCACTCCTCACAGTTTAATAGAATTTGTAAGGAGCCAGTTTTTGGAACATCATATGACGAAATGAATATAGGTTATATAACGTCTAAGAGACAATATTTAGGATCTTTTGAAGTAACAACGTCATTACCAGCAGGCACAGTATTGTGGAGTAGGCCAATATCACCGTTTCAAGGTGGTTCTATTGGCCCTCAACCTTATTATACTGCAGGTGATGTAACTAAGCAAGAACGTATTTGTGCCAACAATTTGGAGTTAATGCACGCGCTGCATAGATATTGGAGAGGAGATTTAACAGTTACATTGGAGGTGGTTATGAACAATAAGACACATATTAAGTTAAAAGTAGTAAAGTATTATAAACCTAGCAGATATGTGGCTAATGGAAAATTACCTACCATGCAATCTTTATCTAATTGTCCATCTCAATTATTAGAATTTTCTGCTGGTGCTCAAAGATACTGTGTTGATTTACCGTATTTAGCGGATAATGAATTAATGCCGTGTGCAGAAGATACAATTACAGAAGGTATGTTTCATGGTATTTATATTGTATACCTAGCTCAACCGATGATTATAGGAGATAGTAGCCCAACTTCAGCTACCATTAATGTTTATATGAAGGGTGAACAAAATAAACCAGGCAGTAACCTACAGTTTTACGGGTATACTCACAAATCTGTAGCTTTAGCTCAAACAGTGCCTGGGGCCATTGATTACCATCAATTTAATACTTTTAATGTGGCTAAGAATTCTTTGGTAGATAGTGAAGTTGCTGAAAGCACGCCAACAGAAGGAGGAGGAATGGATATATTTGAACCGCGATGGGAACCCCAGAGTGGAGGATCTCAATCATGTATGCCTTCGTGTACTGTCCCTATGAATAAACCACAAGAACAGCGTAATGATTTTATATTTGAGAGTAGTGATACGAACATTGAACATTACGACCGTTTGCAACCTAACGTAGATATTAGACCTTTAATAAGGAGGATGTACGATGTATATAGAGCTGGTTTTGCC